GTAAGGGTTCGATAGCGATAGCGCGATGTGTTTGCGCCGTCTTAGGAACGTAAGTTACTTTGTTGTGGTTGACAACCTTAAGCCGGGAAAGAACCGCAGAACGCGATTCTTCGACAGAGGGACAAGGGTCTCCAAGGATACTATCCTTAGAAACTATGTACCTCCGCCATAGAGGATCCGCAAGGATCGCCGCTTCGGCGTAAGGTTTCGCTCTCTCGGTGACGGTATAATCGGACGCGGCATATTTAAAGTACGCCGTTGTATCAGATCCGGTTACACCGATCGCACCTCCGGGACCATGCCGCATGTAGTCATAGACTTCGTTTAAGTCTAGAGGACCTAACCAACGGGATATCAAAAGGCGCGCAGTGTGGAATACACTGTGAACGCCTCGCCATCGATTTTTATGGCGATACCCCCTGAACCTATAATGGAGAAGACGCTGATTAGTCAACCTGCAGAGCAATTCAGCTCTACTGGAAGATTTCTCAGCAGCTCCAAGAGGGTCCAAGTTGGCAACCTTACCGAAAGGATACTTCTTCAGTAAGGACATGACAGAAGCCGCAGAGAAGAAATCTGCAGCCGACCCATACAACTGTGGGTCAGCAAACTTCTGCAACTCCAAGTAACGTTCTATCGATTTGTTGTCGATAGCCTCTTGACAGAGGTAAACCATGTCACTTGGTAAGTTCGGTAGATCCAAAAGTAACCCATGCAGGATTCTCCAAGGAAAGTCCTTGGAGGCCTGGTCGGGAAACTCCCGGGTATAAGCGTTCAGAACCTTCTTACGAAGATTCTTCGGACGATTCGTCCGCGCTTCGCGACGTAGCTTTGGTGTCATTGCTAAGTCTCCAGTGCCGAAACATTGAACCTGATCAGTAACGCTAGACCAGGTTTAAGGTCTTGTTAGACCACCGTTTTGCGCCAAGCCACTTACGTGGGCATGACACCTGTCTCGAAAGCCGCTTTTACAAGCGGATCACGAGCCAGCAGGGCAGCGTTCGTATGGATATCCGTACGCACGCCCAGAGTCGCTTGCACCGGTATGCTGGATGTAAGCGTCACGACCGAAGGGTACTCGATACCATCTATGGAAACATAGGTGGTACGTTTCACCTCAAATCGATCCACGCCAGAAAAGGCGGGGGTGGGTTTCGGTTGGACTCGTTTGAACGAGACGATACTCCGAGCTCCGCTCGAGCCATTTTTCCAAATGGCAAGATCGCCGCCCTGGTAATAGGCGACGTAAAGGAGGCCGGTGCCCGTCGGGTTCGTGAGAGTAGTTGCGAGTTGAAGATCGACCATTGGTTTTAAACTCCAATAAAGATTCCCGCGTCGAGAAAGTCCCCAAATTAACGGAGTACTTTCAAAAGCGCTAGGGAATCAAGTACCCTTTTAGTGTTCAGTCGAACATTGAAGGGCGGGAGGCTGTTTAATACGGAGAGGTTCGGAATGCGCTTCTTGTGGATAACCGTGAC